AAGGTAGAGATGACAGTAAACTTGGCTTGTGCCTCACCGTCATACACATCTTGTAATTTGTATGGTAGTTTCATGCGAATGTTTTCTTATACTGTGTAGTGTAATATGATTTTGGAGTTTCGACAACATTCTCATAAAGAGACTTGATACCCATCCCATCTTGGAATGCCAACTTCTTTCTGTCGATAATATCATCAGGGAGTGATCCTCTGAATGCTTCCTGTAGTACAGCCTTGGGTCTAGACTTACCGTCCCAGACAACATCTTGTCTCAAACCAAGTGCTACCTCTACCAATTCTGTACTGAGGAAGGGTAATCGACACTCGATACCATATCTCATAAAGATTTTATTGCATCTAGCAAAGTTCTTACGGTGTTGTGATCCAAATAAGTCGATGCGATAATCAGTCCAACCCTTGTCTTTGATACCGTGATAACTCATACCATAGGATGCCCAGAGTTCATCACTACCCTCACCTGACATAATGACTTTGAATCCATCTTCATGTATTCTCTGAGCCAACTTCATACAGGGATAACCAATTTCTATCTGAGCCTTGTAGGGCATCTCGATAGTATTGATTACATCATGAATATCATCGACTGTAGGGGGTTCAACCTTGACTTCTCTCAGTTCAACTCCCAAATATTTAGCAACTTCTCTGGCTGACTTTACATCTTTGGAGTTCTCATTATGAACTGCAATATATGTAACCAGATTAGGAATGTGTTGAGATGCCACCATAGTGGTTATTGCAGAGTCAATACCACCAGACAGGAGACATGCCACGGGTACATCAGATATCGTTCTCTCGTAAGAACCATGTTCAATATTATATTTGACATGGACTGATGAGGTGTATTGATTCCATGTATGTGAGTCTTTGATATGTTCTCGAATGTCATACCACTTACCTTCTTCCACTTTGTAGTCAGGTGTGACTGTAATGAAAGACCCTGGTGGTAACATCTTGATATCTTTACCACTCTCACCCATAGCCAAGAGTCCTTTTATCTCTGAACAGAAACTGAAGGATGGAAATATACCTCTAGTAAAAGAGTAATGAAGAGGAACCTCACCATGACGGTCACGAACAATCGTTATACTGTCACCCTTAGTAAAGGCTATGGCAAACATACCCTCTACCTTCTCAAGACCTTTGATTCCATACTTGTCTAAGATACCACAAAGAACCTCAGTATCACCTGAAGTCCTTGTCGTGATACCAAGTTCGGCACTTAACTGTTTGTAATTCCAAATCGTCCCATTGAATACCATGGTTGTATCACCATAGGTAAATGGTTGATTAGAATCACTACTGGTGTCAATGATAGACAGTCGAGCATGACCGAAATAGATATTATCTTTTTGAATTATACCTTGATTGTCTGGTCCTCTATGTTGAATTGCTTTGAGACCCTGTTCAATTTGTGGGAGGTCATAACCTCCAATGATTCCACACATTATTTGATAGCAATAACACCGACAAACTGATGATTTCTCCAGAAGATCTGACAATCTTTGAAACCAGCTCTCATAACCATCTCTTCTAGTTCAAACCAGGTATTAGGTTTCAACATATCACGGAGTTCTTTCTCCTTGTCCATGATTTGTTCAGCACTGAATGTCTTTCTCTTGTAGTCATAGTGATTGAAGGTGAGGAGTTCTTGGAAGAACGCATTCTCACACATCAACTTCTCTGCAAAGATAAATGCACCACCCTCATTCAAACCATTATAGATCTTATGGATAGTCTCTTGTCTGGTAGTCTTAGGCATGAACTGTAGAGTGAAGATTGATGTCACCAGAGAACAGTTCCTGAACTCATAGTTAGTCACATTACCACGAACCCACTCCAGTAGTGCCCATGGATGATCTTTACGAATCTCTTTGAATCGATCATCGAGACTATCATAGAAACTACCAGCAAGTTCTACACCCACATAGTGAGCATACTGACGATTGGGATTGTTACCAAGGATCATCTTGGTCAGTTTACCTGTAGAACAACCAACATCCACGACTTTGGTATGATCTTCCACAAAGTATCGAGAGAACGATACAGTATCCTCTAGTAGGTTTGAATATCCACGGATACTATCGTTGATGTGATTGTCAAAACCTTCGGGTGAGTGTGCGAAAGAAAAGTCGTAGGGCATATCATTTACCGTTTGTTTCGTATTTTAGTTCATCATCAATCATTTTGTCCAGTGTGTTGATGACATTACGTACATCTACAATACGTGCAGGGGTACAGGTGGGGTCAATAGTGTAACCTTTCTGTTCCATAAACAGAGCCTGTCGGACTACTGCGGCTTGTTGTAAATTCAATTCAAGATTAATCATTGTTCATCCTCTAGTTTAACACGGTAGATTGTTCTCTTTGCAAATCGTTGATCGATCTTTAGTTTACCAATGTAAAGACCAGCAATCCAAAGAGTAAAAAGGAACCCTTCAAAGTATGTCATTGAGTTCCAAGCGTGTACTGCTTCACCCATCAGAGATCTCCTTGCTTACGATTTTCAGAATAGTGAACATCAAATGTTCCTTCAGGATATCGTGCTGACAGTTTTTCCACATTCATTTCCAGGACTTCATCGATAGAAATATCGAGTGCCATACACGCTTGAGCAACATACCACATGATGTCACCCAGTTCACGTTTCATGTGAAACACATTGTCTTCGTTGTAGGGTTTACCTTGAAGAAAGATCTTCTTTACCACCTCAGTAAACTCACCAGCCTCTGCACTGATACCAAGTGCTGCAGTCAGAAGTTGAGATACATTGCAATCATCTCTGACTTCCAATTCAGACAAACGTGCTGCAAGGGTAGGATAGTCTAGACTTGGTTGACTAGTTGTTTGTCGGACAAACTCTACGTATTTTTGTGGATCGATTGTCATAAGTCTAATGGTTCTTGTTGATTTTCAGGTAGTATTTGTTGTGGGGGTAGTTGTAGTTCATCAACTCTTTTACTGAAGATGTCTACAACAATAGGGGGAGGATCGAGATATACGATAGTCCAAGTGTAACCAGGATTGTTCATAATATGGTAATCGGCATCCTGTTGTCTACCACAGTGTCGATACCTTCTTCCCATTTCATCTCTCACCTCATAGATGAATGGTCTCTGGAGTTGTGCCAACTCGTTCTGTAACTCTCTATTAGTCAGTCCCATATCAGAACTTGAATCCTTCAAAAGATTTCTTGGGTTTCTCCTCGTAATTATACTCCTCTTCCTGCTTGCTGTCAAGGATGTCGTCCTGTGCTGTCTGTTCACAATCGAACAGTCTCATCTTGGCACGGTCGATACCGACCACAAATCTCTTGTAGATACTCAGATCGTTGTATCGATTCTTCAATTGTTTTACAAGTATCTGTCCCAGGGATTCGAGCTCTTCAGTCGAAATAAGGGCAAACATAAGATCAGCAGTAGCAGGCAGACCAAAGGACTCACTTGTATCAGTAAGCTCAACGTCAGAGCTACCATAACCAGAACGAGTGGTCTGCGTGGCAGAAACGATAGGGACGTTTGCTTCACAAGCCAGTCCTCTAAGTTCTTCAGCAATTGACTTAATAACCGTATATGAATTGACATTGCTACCAGCGCGATATCGTGAGGAAGCACATATATTAAGGTAATCAATGAAAATAATATCAGGTCTAAATGACTTCTTAAGTGCAAGCTCATTAAGAAGTGACTTGAAGTGTCCACTATGTGCACTGGCGGTAGGATACTCTTTAATAATTAGTGTGCCTTGTGTCTTCTGTGCCAGGTTATTAACCTTTGTTTCAAAGGTTTGTTTGGGAAGTTCAACAATGTCTTGGATGTTGACGTTCAACAGATTGGCGTCAATCCTTTCTGCAATCTTTTCCTCCGCCATCTCCATAGTGATGTACAAAACATTCTTGTTCTGTAGGAGTGAGGCAGATGCCATGTGACACATAAACAATGACTTACCCACACCGGTACCAGCCAGTGCTATATTCAGTGTCTTATTGGGTAAACCACCCTTGGTGATCTTATTGAAGAACTCCAAGTCAAACTCAATACGATTCTCTCTCTTGTGGTACAACTCATACCGTTCTTCATAGTCATTCAGATAGTCATGACCCACATGGTTATCAAAACTGACAGACAATGCGTCAGAGAGAATAGAAGGGATCGAGTCAGGAGACTTCTTGTCATCCTGGTTATCTGCAATCTGAATCGACTCCATCAATGCCAGATAGATGGCACGTTCCTTACACCACTTCTCAGTGGTATTACACAACCACTCAAACTCCTGTGGTTCAGGGTCAAGACATCCCACCAACTGAATCAGTTCCTTGAATGACTGTTCAGTGACATCACTTCTCTTCTCAATTTCAATACTCAAGACCTCCTGTGTAGGTGTCTCATTGTACTGATTTACAAAGTCAGAGATTTCCTCAAACACAACCTTTTGGTTAATGTCCTGGAAGTATTCTGGTTTGATGAATGGTATTGTCTTTCTTAGAAACTCTTCATTGTGTAATAGGTTCTTGAGAACAAGAAACTCAACCCTCTCCATAACTAAATTCTTTCCGTGCGATTTGATCTAACTGTTCCATCACCTCAGGGGTGAAGTATGTCTCTGGATCCTTGAGGA